ACCACGATTCATCTGGTTGAAACCAGCGATCGCCACTGCGACAAAATCATCAGCGTCTCTCACCAGTCGTTCCCGCGTCTCCACCAGCTCCCGAAAATAAGCTGAACTGTGGCTGCGCATTCGGGCCACCAGCAGAGGCGGCATTGCTTTTTCGATCGCTGGTAACAACGCCTGAATTTTTTTAACCGCATCAGGAGTGTCTTTCTCCACCCAGCGGAAAATTTTCTGGGTATTGCGAGCCAGGGCTTCCGGATGGCTGTCGTCATATAATTCCGGGAACGTCATACCAAGCTCAAAATAAGCCCGGGTTATTTCAGCTGCCGGAACTTTTTCACCGTCCGGATGCGCCCAGGCATTCATCGCCATGCGGATGTGCTCATGCCTGATTTTCATGAATCAACTCCGATGCATTTGGTGTGTTAGCCTTGAATCCAACAGGTAAGCCGTCGGTTGGATTCGGGTAAATATCAGGCCGGAGTTCATGAGGTGTAACCTCGAAATTCGTTACTTCAGCAACACGTAATGCTTTTTCAGGGCTGAATCTTTCATAGCCCCCCAGCACTCGACTTACATGCACCTGAGATAAACCCGTTAGCTTCCCAAACTGTAGCTGGGTGATATGTTTCTCTTTTAAATAGTCTCTTAAGTTCATAGCCAACCTTCTACGTTATGCCTCGAGCAAATATTAGCCCCGCTAATTTTAAAGATCAATAGCCAGACTATCTTTGATAATATTGGTAAAACAAATAAACTCTATGTATGAAAAAAACACGCGAAGTGATTGCAACTCCAGAAGCGAGCAAGAATTTAAAAGCCGCATGGAATGCAAGAAAAAAAGAGCTGAAGCTGACTCAAGAGCTGGCGGCTGAGTTGTTGGGATTCGAATCTCAAGGCACCGTTAGCCAGTATCTGAACGGCAAGATACCGGTAAATACCGACGCTGCGCTAAAATTTGCGGCTCTGTTAAAGGTAAAACCAGAGGACATTCGAGAAGACCTTAAAGACTTAATGAATTATGTAAGATCATCAGATACTTATGATGATAACTTTTCAGGCAAAGGATGGAGGCTGGTCAATGAAGAACAGGCAGAGTTACTTAACCTCTTCGAGATTCTACCTGCGTCAGAAAAAGCCAAACTCCTTAACCAGCTACGTGGACTAAACAAGCTCTACGAGGAAGCCTTCGAGAACATGCTGGCACTAAAGAAACGTAACCAGTAGCCACCGCTCACTACCCCATCCACAACAAAAAAAACCGACGTCTTAGTCGGTTTTTTTGTGCCATAACTTCTGCAAATCAGCTGTATAACTAATATTTTTCCCTTGAAAAAACATTTACATAGTTACCAAATCAAAAATATCATACGCCATACTGTTGACTTAAAATATCCGCGTTACTAATATTTCTATCAAGAACAGCACGGCGCTGTAGGTTTTAGTTCCGCCACCCGGCGTTAAGGGGAAATGAGGTCAGCATGGATACTATCGAGCTTGGCAACAACGAATCTCTGGTGTACGGCGTGTTTCCCAACCAGGACGGCACATTCACCGCGATGACGTATACCAAAAGCAAAACGTTTAAAACCGAAAATGGTGCCCGTCGCTGGCTGGAAAGAAACTCAGGTGAGTGATATGGATTTCGACACAATCATGGAAAAGGCTTACGAAGAATACTTCGATGGTCTTGCCGAAGGCGAAGAAGCTCTCAGCTTCAGTGAATTTAAACAGGCGCTTTCCAGTTCGGGAAAATCTAACGGCTGATAAGCGAAACAGCACCGCGAGGAATCAGTATGCAGAAACGAGAACCCGTCATCATCGCGCCAGACTATACCGATGATGAACTTTATGAGTGGATGCGCCAGAAAATTAATGCAGTGCAGGATCTGAAATGGGCCAATGAAGCCAGGACTAAGCAGGCTGAAAATCTGTCCGCTCTGGAGCAGGATATCACCAGGCTGGAAAAAGCAGCGGCATTAAGCATTGCCAGAATGGTTACATACCCACGTTAATAGCTAACCAACGAGGCTAATAATGGAATTTAAAGATTTACCAATGCCATTCCAGGAAATGGCAGCGAATGTGGTTCGCTCTCAACTGGCGACTCTTGACCTGAGTACTGTAGAAAAGGAAACCATCGATACTATATCCGGTAACGTGCGTCGTGCCTTTATAGGTCTGTATGAAGAGAAGCGCCTATTCGGCGGACAGAATTCGCCTGAAAACAAGAATCAAGCAAATGATGAGAAGCTGAAACACATTATCGCCTTACTTTTGGAAGACGCAAAACGTCTACAGCAACTGGAACCAAATGCAGGCACAGAGGCCCGCATTTGGATTGCCATGAAATCACTCAAATGTGAAAGCAGTGATTATTTCAAAACAACAATTAAAACTACTCAACTTTCGGGAGAGCTACTGAAGAAATTGCCATAAGAGCATGGTCTTTCTCTTGTTCTGCAAGATGAGCATTAATACCTGGTATGGTTTTTTCAAATTTATCTATCTGTTGAATAACAACTTCGCGGTATACGTTTGTTTTTGTACCACCAAGCGCAGCCGTTAATGCAGAAAGCATATTTAGTATCATATCAGTGCGATATGAAAGAATCCTGATAGCTTCATCTTGTTTTTCAATAATAGATTGCAGGGCCTCAATTTGCTTTTTATCCATTTCACCCTCCTGAGGGTTGGTAATTAAGGAGTTCTCCACGGGTCAGGTGGAGTGCGTGCGCCGGACACGGGTGAACATCCGGCACTGACAGTTTACTGAAAGGATATGTCCCTGAAAAGTCAGGGCATAACGCGAAAGCGCACGGCGAAATTGGTCTCTCTGTACGGTGTCGTTAAATTTAGTTCGACCGTGCGCTTCCGGTTGTGGCACTCCGCGAAATGGCGCGGCGGTAAGTATGGCGGGGTTATTCCTTCCCCCGTTGAGGACACCGGGTTGTCAGGTTGACCATACGCTTAAGTGACAACTCCGCTGCAACACCCTCTGTTATCAATTTTCTGGTGACTTTTGGCGGTATCAGTTCTACTCCGTGACTGCTCTGCCGCCCTTTTTAAAGTGAATTTTGTGATGCGGTGAATGCGGCTCAGCGCACGCGGAACAGTTAAAACCAAAAACAGTGTTATGGGTGGATTCTCTGTATCCGGCGTTAATTGTTAACTGGTTAACGTCACCTGGAGGCACCAGGCACCGCATCAACAAAGTTCACTTCGGTGATGAAAGGTAGAGAAAATGTTGAATGTAGCTATTGAAAACCAGAACGGGTGGAATTATAGTGCACCTGCACCTCATAAAACGGGTGCCGGGCGTGGAAACCCGAAATCATTCACGGCGCATAACCGCGCTCAGGCGGTTTTTTTATGCGTTAAGCACAGCCACATTCGCATTATGGTGGGGCGTGCAGGGCAGCCGCAAGGCTGGCCGGGTTCCGTGATGACCGGTATTTCCACCCCTGTACGTCTCACCACCCTTATGGTCGTGGAAAACCTCGGTGGTGAGTTAATCAAATTCATCGCGGAGGCTGCCATCATGGCTACTATCCTTACCCTTTCTCACCCTGACGTAACCATCGAAAATGGTCGCGCTGTCACTACGTCTGTTGCGATCGCCGAGTTCTTTGGCAAACGCCACGAACGAGTGTTGGATAAAATTCGCAATCTGGACTGTTCAGCAAAATTCACTGAGCACAATTTTGTGTCGAGCGAATACACCGACTCAACCGGGCGCAAACTCCCAATGTACCAAATCACCAAAAACGGCTTCGTTTTCCTGGTGATGGGCTTCACTGGCAAAAAAGCCGCTGCATTTAAAGAGGCATACATTGCTGAGTTCGACCGCATGGAAGCTGAACTGCGCCAGAATAACGCCCCGTCTCCCGACAAAATGATTCACGGGGACGGACGCACCCTGGTTATCCGTCTCGACGAACACGGCAATATCAAATTCACTGAAACCGTTCCTGACGGCGCAATGGTCTGCACCCTGGATACCTTCCTGTTTTATCTGGAGCAACAAGGCTGGACTCTTGTAAACCGGAGCGCAATTAAAAATATGACTGTGGAGCAATTGCTAAAAATTCATTGTTGAGGACGCGATAATGGAAACGTCACTACCAAACGTTAATACGTCTGACGGGTGCTTTAATATTGGTGTTCTGCTCAGTAACAGGGATTTCACCGAGGATGCAATCAATATGAGAAAATATGAACCCTACCTGCTGAATGACAATTCCATACTCTCCAGAATTGCCCTTCTTAAACTCGGTATTTTCGGAGAGTGGCGATGAACACATTATTCGTACTCATTCTGACTGTACATCTCAATACTGGTGAGTCGCTTGATGCAATCACCGGCATGTACAACTCAATGAAAGAATGCATGGCTGCCGCAGCGGAACAGAAAATTCCCGGCAACTGTTATCCGGTCGATAAAGTTATTCACATGGACAATAACGAAATCCCGGCAGGATTAAAAACAGCGCCGTAATTAATATCCAGTTTCATTTTTATATGCCAGCAATGGCAGGGATTTGTTCACCCTGAAATCTGTAATGAGGTTAAAACAAAATGAGTAAGGTCTTTATTTGCGCCGCTATTCCTGACGAACTGGCAACAAGGGAAGAAGGCGCTGTGGCTGTAGCCACAGCCATTGAAGCTGGCGACGAACGCCGTGCTCGAGCAAAATTTCACTGGCAATTCCTGGAACATTATCCGGCTGCTCAGGACTGCGCTTATAAATTTATTGTCTGCGAGGATAAACCTGGCATACCCCGCCCTGCCCTCGATTCCTGGGATGCTGAATATATGCAGGAAAACCGCTGGGATGAGGAATCCGCTTCCTTTGTCCCGGTTGAGACTGAATCAGATCCGATGAACGTCACTTTTGACAAGCTGGCCCCTGAAGTACAGAACGCTGTCATGGTTAAGTTCGACACATGTGAAAACATCACCGTTGATATGGTTATTAGCGCACAGGAATTGTTGCAGGAAGACATGGCAACATTCGACGGACATATCGTTGAAGCGTTGATGAAAATGCCAGATGTTAACGCCATGTATCCGGAGCTTAAGCTGCATGCCATCGGGTGGGTTAAGCATAAATGTAAGCCTGGTGCCAAATGGCCCGAAATTCAGGCAGAGATGCGCATCTGGAAAAAACGTCGCGAAGGTGAACGCAAGGAAACCGGAAAATACACGTCTGTTGTTGATCTCGCCCGCGCCAGAGTCAATCAACAGCACACTGAAAATTCAACAGGAAAAATCAGCCCGGTCATTGCTGCCATTCATCGCGAATACAAGCAGACATGGAAAACACTGGATGACGAACTGGCCTATGCTCTCTGGCCTGGTGATGTGGATGCCGGAAACATTGACGGCAGCATCCATCGCTGGGCAAAAAATGAAGTTATCGAC